TCTACTACTTCTGTCACTTTCACTTGGAGTGGAATTACCTTTTATTAAGGTAGAATGGTCAGTAAGTCAGAAAAAATAGAACCCGGAAGACCCGCATGCTTATTTCTGTGAAAATGGTCACAAGCTTCCTGCCATTTTACCATATCAATTCTTAGTTTATGTGCTTCATCTAAATAGAAAGAAACTGCCCAAGCATTATCAAAAGCTGTATCACCTGGGATAACAAGTTTTCTACCTTGATTCCAAAGGTCTATAGTCCCTAATGTTTTACCAGGAGCTTCAGCACTTTTACAAATAATATCAACATGTTGTAAATTAGTAGTTCCGGACACCCCTGTTGGATAGGCGAATGAAAGACGGTATTTGTTCAATCTTGCTGTTGCGTTTAGGACATATCCTATTTCTCTGATTTTGTTACTCATATTTTTTCCTTGTTGTTTTAGGTTTCTTTATTTATAATACTGACTTACTGACCATTCTACCTTAATAAAAGGTAATTCCACTCCAAGTGAAAGTGACAGAAGTAGTAGATATTCCCTGAGTCTCATCGGAGAATTCAATTGCTCCGACATTTGTTACAAAAGCATTGTGTAAGATTGCTTCACCAATACTTAAACCATCATGGTCCAATTGTTGAATTGTTATGTCTTGTTTATAATCAATACCATAATTATTCCCTTCAAAGCCCGGTCCATCACTATTTAGACCACTTCCACCAAGATATGATGGAATTGAAAAATTATGAACATCAGACAACATTGATAAAAATGTTCTCCGATGAAAAAGATCTGGTGTATTATAAAATGTAATTTCCCATGAACCTTCATCTTCACTCTCTGCTGCTAATCTATATTTACGACCCTTTACAAATACCTCAGTAGTTGTTAAAGTCCTTCCTGGCATCGTTGTAGCATTACATACTATATCAACAGCTTCACCCAAACCATTAAGCAATATTCTATATTTATTCTGTCTTGCCCCAGATTGGATAACGAGCAGAGTATCTCTTATTTTAGTATTCATTAAAACAACCCTTGTATATCATTACTTATATCATTAATAGAATTTAATGATGAGTTCATAGTACCCCAAGCATTTGATGCTGTATTTATAGTATTTTTCAAGGAATCTAATCCACTATATCCATTTGTTCCTGATATAGCCGGAATAGAACTTAAAGCATCAAGAGGAGAATCATAAGAATCATATGCATTTAATGAATCATTCATTACTCTATATAATGCAAATGTAACGGAAAGTTCTGTTACGTTACCCACACCAGATGAATCATAATCTGGACCCTCTACAGATGTTGGGAAAACTCCTTCTACAATATAAGATTGAACTACAGTATTTTCCTTGAAATCCAATGCGTCAATTTTAATAGAACCATACCAATCTCTTGATTCCGACATTGCTTCGGATGCACCATCTGTTACTGCATAGTATCTATCATCCATACCACCTATCCATGTTGTTAACATATCTCTTAATCTGTGACTTTCATCTAAATAGAAATTTAGTTCTATAGTTTGAACTTGATTAGTTCTCCCTGGGATTAATAATGGGTGACCTTTAAATTTCAATTCTATGGTTTCTACTGTAATATCTGGGATTTTTATTGTTTTACATAAAACATCAGTATAACTCTGAGAAAACATATTTGAAATGGATGGAGGAGGAGAAAGAGATACAGAAAACATAGTAGGTCGTGCTAAATTTCCTCCTGCAATATCCATTATACCCGATATTTTAGACATCTATATCCTTTATGTTTATTTATAAATAAAGGAAAATGAACTAAGGAATTTAATGTCAATTAATACGATAATGAGAAATGCCACCAAAACAAGGTTTCATCTCACCGATGATTTCCTGTTTACGTTCCACTCTAGTTCAAGAGAATTAAACATAAAGGATACAAATCTTGCTTCACAAGAAATACTCGATATGTGTATAATGTCAATCAACTTACCTGAAGTTTCGTCAAGCACTGAGGCTGTCTTACAAGGAGGAGAATATAGAATTTACAATGCTATATTCAGACCGTTTGAAATTTCTGCTACATTTAGAGATTTCGGAAGTTCTGACTTAAGAAATTATTTTTCTTCTATCTGGATGGACTCCCAAAGAGGTTATTTTGATGATGTAGTTTGTAAAGTATCCATACAACATAGAGGAAAAGTTATGTTTGAATCGTCAGAATGTCTTATTACAAGTGTTTCACAAATTGAACTAGATAACGGAAGTACTCAAGTCGCTGAGTTTTCAGTTTCTATGACTTCTCCTTATTATACTAATGATGAAATAACTAAATTTGGCTCTGATGCATACAGACCCGATTCAAGTACTGGAGGTTCTATTTCTAACCCAATCGGTTCTGTTTCTGGAGCATTCAGCACCGTGAGTTCAAGTGTTACCAGTGCTTCAGGTGTTTTGAATGGTCTTCAAGGGATTGTTGGGAAAGTTCAAAGTTGGTTTTAGGCTAAAGACCTAAGAGAACCTAAGAACCCCTTAAGGTTCATGTGGTACAATAATAAAAAAAGGTAAAAAATGCAACTTTCAGAAAAAGAACTTACTCAGATGGCAATCCTGAAATCTCAGGGAAATTCCAAAAGAGAAAATAGTAAAGAAATAAACGAAGCGAGAGATAATTCTCAAGTTCCAAAATCGAGTGACCCAAGAGCGACTGAATCTAAGGTTAAATCAGAAGGGACAGTAGCGTCAGATGTTTCAGAAAACCCCAAGATTAAAGATGATTTAGAAGTTATTAAAAAAGAGTATCCTTTTGAAGTTGTACTTGGTAAAGATAAAGTTGTTCATTTTAAATCTTGGACTGGTCGGACAAAAAAAGAATTTAATAAACTCATTGAAGATACAAGTGATGTAGAGGAATTAAATATAGACCGAACTATGAAAATACTTATCAGAGATTATATATTTGAAAATGATATCTATATTTCAGATATTGAACAGCAATATCTTTTGTTACGATTTCGTGATGAGTCATTATCAGATGAGTGTTCTTTTACATCTTTATGCCCAGAATGCAATACCCCTAAAGAAATTAAAGCTAAAACAAAAGATGTTTATAGATTTTTCCCTGGGGTATATCCAAAAGAAGACTCTGAGTTGGGTGTCACTTATGTAGACATTAAAAAGAATTCTGACTTTACCGAAATGGTCAGTAAAATAATATCTTCTAAAAATTACGATGAGATTACCACAGGAACAGATATAGAAATAGCAATGCATATTAAAAAAGACCAGAAGACTCCTCTTGAAATTCTTGAAATGATTGATAACACCAATCTAAAAAATCTTGCCAAGATGATGGAAAATCTAAGAAGCTCAGCACCATCTATAGAAATGTATGCTATTGAAAAATGCACAAATCGTGACTGTAAGATGTATGATAAAGATGTAAAATACTATACTGATGACATCCCAGATGTATTCGGTGAACTTGTAGGGTAAAGGATGATTAAATTTGATGTCCCTTTAGATTTTTTAGAACAACGACTTAACGATATCAAGATTATCACATCTGAGCAAGAGCGTAATGCATTGATGGTGGATGATGAGAAATCAGATTCTGATGTTTTAAAAAAACTTACCGATATTGTACCGATCAATGATTTAGAAGCACAAGCATTCCTTATAAAAATAAGAGAATCTTCTGTTCAAGATGAAATTGAATATATCATCACTTGTGAAATGTGCAATACAATGAATTCTCTAAAAATAGAAACAAATGACTGTATTAATTTAACTCCTTTTTATTATAAGGGTCAACAGTTTCCAGTAGGTCTTTTTACATCCATTACCTCTATTATAAATAATGAAGTATTGGATGAGATTTCCATAAGTGACTATCAGGAACTTGAAGATATAATGACATCTCAAAATGAACAGATTATTAAAAAACTTCATACTAAATATTGTAGGAAGTGTAAAAGCGAATTAGAAATTTTTATAGACCCAAGAGCAATATTTACAAAAAGTACGTTGGCTTCTATTTATTCTGATTATGTAAATATAAGTATGTATAGCAATAATGGAAAGTTGGATATAGATAGTTTATATCCGTTTGAAAGGGAAATCTACAATTCTATGATATCTGATAAGTTAAAAGAGACTGAATAATCCGATTATTGGATATTTAAAGATAAAGGAGAACCATTGGCGATAATACCTAAATTTTTTTCTAAAAATAAAAAGAAAGAAAAAGCTTCCTCTGTCAAAAAAACTTTTAATGGTAGAGCATCAGCAAAAAGATTAAATTCAAGAGTTTCAGACCTTGAAGATAAGTCGGGTTCAGACAATCCACAAATTCATGAGAATGAGGATACAGACTTTGCAGAAGAATTTGCTAAATTAACCAAAAATGAAAAAAATCGCTTAATTAATCCTCTTAAAATAGATAACCTTTCTGTTACACAAGTATTTGCAGGCTGGGATAAGACAGACATCCGTTTTGCACAAAGAATCTCCATAAAAAACACCAGATTACTTGAGAAATTTACAAGAGCGGCAGAAAAAATTGCTGTTAATACTACTTATAAAAAAGACCAAGATACTTCAATAAAAAATCAACGTAAGAAAAAACAAAATCGTTTAAATGTTGCTGTATCTCAGAAAAAGTCTAAAGATGGTTATGGTTATGGAGAAGGTAAAGGTGGTCTTGGATTATCCGCACTTCTGGGTGCTGGTGCATTATTGTTATGGGGAGCTATTAAATTGGCTTGGGGAGTTATTAAATTGGCTTGGAAAGGAATGAAATTAGCTTGGAAAGGAATGAAATTAGCTTGGAAAGGAATGAAATTAGCTTGGAAAGGAATAGTTAAATTCTGGAAAAAGTACATTTCGCCTTTTATAAAAAAGACCTGGTCAAAAGTTAAAAAATTCTGGAAAAAGAACGTTACTCCTTTTGTAGAAAAAACATGGTCAAAAATTAAAGGGTTCTGGAAAAAGAATATTACACCTTTTGTAGAAAAAACATGGTCAAAAATTAAATCTTCTTGGACAACAATTAAAAATTGGGTAAAAGGAACATGGGATGTTGTGGCAAAACAATATAAAGCAATTGTCGATTGGGCTGGTGATAAAGTTAAAAAGGTTGTTAAAAAAGCTAAAAAGACAGTTAAACCCGTGAAAAAGAGCGCTTCGACAGCAAAAAATAGCGTTAAAAAGGTTGGCGCAAAGAAAAAAGTAAAGAAGAAGGTTGTTAAAAAGAGACCGTCTAAAAAGACTTCAACCGCTAAAACCGCTTCAAAAAAGAGTAA